CAGGGAACCGAAGACAACTTCCAGAGCCAACGCCAAACAACATATGCGCTGTATTAGGTCCGCCGGGATTTCCAAGATTAGACCTTTTTACCCAAGCGCTCCACGTCCATGTCTTTCGGTTTGAGGCACTGCCGGGCGTTCTTAGGAGCGACGGGGCATCTGCAAAATTAAACCGGATAGACTGATCTATCTCGTAGCCGCCGCCGCCAGCGTTAGCCAGCCATTGTGAGCCAAACATAGTCATTAGCCGAACGCCAACTGTGGTGCGCCGAGTTGGATACTGCCGGACGCTTTAACAAAGTAGGGGACTACGTCAACAGCCGCGGCTGCGGTACTAAGCGTAATCCCACCAGAAGCGGGGCTTTCATAGTCCGTTCCAAGGCTGAGAGTTCTTGACCCCGTGCCGTCCTGAATAAACACAAACACACCGGCTTGGCCCACCGCTTCTGTTGAAGGGTTTACAAGTGTCGTGTTTCCCGTAAGCGTTAACACAAAGTTCTGGTGTGCCGAGAAGTCAATCGTGACGTTGCCGGTGTTAGACGTGTCGGTGTCCGTAGCTGCCAGAATAACCTTACCGCCAACGAGCGACCCCGCAACCGTGACGTTTATGGTCCCTGTCGGAATTTCGATGACATCGGCGTCTGCGTCATTCTTGATCGTAACATCGTTAGTGCTACCCTGACCCGTAAGAATCAAACCTTCTGCCGACGTGTAACCAATCGCAGCATTATCCCCCGCGGCGGTATCTCCGTCGGGCTCAAACGTGGCGGCAGTAGCAACCCCGACAATGTCTACATCGGTTGTTCCCGTTGGGACCGCAAGTACGGTAGCGTCGGCGTCATTAACCAATGTAATATCGTTAGTCGAACCTTGACCGGTAACAATAATACCTAAAGCGCTGGTGTAGCCAATTGCGGCATTATCTCCCGCAGCGGTGTCCCCATCCGGCTCAAAAGTAGCTGCGGTTGCTGTGCCTACAATGTCTACATTGGTTGTTCCCGTTGGAACAGCGAGGACCGTGCCATCAGCATCATTAACCAATGTAATGTCGTTAGTTGACCCTTGTCCGGTAACAATGATGCCCAATGCGCTAGTGTAACCAATTGCGGCGTCGTCCCCCGCAGCGGTATCCCCTTCGGCTCTCAGAGTTCCCGCCGAAATTAAATCCCCGGCGATTGCAAGAGACCCTAGCTCGTAGACAACGGCCCCTGATCCAAGGCCGTCTGCAAAAATCATTTTAGTTTCGCCAGCTTCAATTCCTACGTTTGCGCCAGAGCCTTGAGTAAAGGTTAGTGTGAAGGAGGTGGCGTTCTCCATTACCCACATCTTTGAACTGGTGTTTGGTAGAAGTGTTACGGTGCAGGCTTGTCCCCCTCCAGTAAGCTTGAGGTACATGCTACGGTCCGCATCTGCGGTTCCGTCGGCAATTGTGATATTGTCCGTCGAGGCATTAGCTATTGCTCTTGTGCCATAGCCCAGCGCCTGTCCCATTAACTCAAGGTTGACGTTGGTTTTAGTGCCCCAAGTACCGGAGTTTTCCCCGGTAGCCATTTCCTCCAAACGGAGGTTGTTTACGTATGTGCTTGCCATTTTTAAAGCGTCCTTACGCTGCTATTTGTTCCCACGAAGCTGCTTGACTAGGGGTAATTTTGTTCCACGTAGCGTTTTGGTCCGGAAGTATAACACTCCACACGGTAACTGTCCCTACGGCAGATGTCGCAACAAGACCGGTAACTGGAACATCTACCCCCTCGCCTTCAAAAACCGTTACGGAACCTACTGAGGAGGAGGCTTCTAGGCCCGTTACACTGACGTTTGCATCCGCAGAAACAGCTACAGTGCCAACTGCGCCCGTGGAAGATAAGCCGGTCTGGGGGAGAACTTGGTCGGTAGATACTGATACAGAGCCTACCGCTGCGGTGCCTGCGTTTCCCGTGACAGTAACGGTAACCCCGGAGCCTTGAACAACCGTTACGGAACCTACCGCTGCGGTGCCTGCGTTTCCCGTGACAACTACCGGTAAAGCGGTGCCCCAAGAAAGTTGACCCCAAGTGCCGCGACCCCAACCGGTAATGTTAGCCACGGCGAGACACCCCTAAGCTATGCGGATAATAGCGGCGCTAGAGCTTGCCGCAGGGAATTGAATTGTGAAATCCCCGGACGAAGAAGATTTGTCCGCCCCAAAAGCCAGCACAACTATACCCGGGTCGCCCGAAGCGGTGTCGTTGAAAATCAAAGCTCCGTTTGCCGTAAGAGTGGAGGAGCCGAAGGTAAAGTCAGCAAAATCAGCAAGCGCCGTAGTTCCGCTTGCTACGGGTGTGACGTTTGTTAAAGCCCCACCTTTCGCAGTATACCCTGTTCCACTAATCTCATTGGTGGTTGAGTAGGCCGTTGTAGCCGCGCCCATCGTGGCGCTACTGGTGTACAGCGCGATCCTAATAGTGTTTGCGCCGTTAGTGAGGTTATGCACCGCCTTCATCAGTTCTACTTTGAACGACGTACACATCGCTTGTGTGATTGCCACCTTAAAGTCTCCTTATAAGTTCAGCCAGTTCCGGGTGCCCGGCACCGGCCAAGGTGTTATAAACCGTTGTCCGATCACTCTTTATAGCTTCCCGCATGTAATAGCTCAACGTTTTTTCTAACTGGGCCTTGTAAGCAAAGGCTTGGTCGCGTATGGCGGGAGGGGCGTTCTCGGAAATAGACATGATGCGGTCCGCGCACCTGTGAGCCACTTCTTCAGGAGTAAAACCCCTGTTGTCCGTGGTATGTACCTTTACGCTGTATTCCGGGACCATATCCAACTTTGCTTCAAACATTACGTTCGCTCCTGCGTGGGCAACCCTTTGCGATAGGCGTCGTTGTTTTCACGGCCCTCCGCAAGATTTTTCAAGCGCATCAGAGACTCTTGGAAACGTTGTTCATACAACGCCATGATGTCCGGCTCACCCTTCATGTAGATGTACGCTTCTACTAGACACGCATAGAGAAGGGCATTAGGTGCATCAACACTAAGCCACGTCGTTGCGTCTGAAGCTCCCGCGGTCAAGCTGTTCGGGCGGTAATAATAATGAAGCTCCGCGGCGTACGCCGCGTCCGGAGTTGGCGCAATAATAAAGTTGGAGTCATCAAACAAAGCGTAAAACTCGGGCTCTGAAGTTTGAGAGGAGTCCGGCCAATACTCCTGTAAGAAATTTACGTCTTTCTGCAAGAGAAACTTTTTAGAATTGGAAACGGATATAGACAACGAAAACGACGCTAGAAAATCTGAAGGAGCGGAAAAAAACCGGTTTCCCGTAGACATGCTCGCTGAAGCGTTGTTTCTAAAATTCTCTAGGTCAACCAGCTTAAATATTCGTTCTTCGGCGGCGCGAATGAATACAGGAAGGTTGGACACAAAGCTGGTCTCTGTGTTCTCCGAAAAATCCTGTATCGCAGTCTTTAGCTGTGCGTACGTAAAACTCATGTCGTCACCACTGTAACAAACCCAACACTTCCAACCGCATTCGTTGCAAGCCTACCCGGGGGAAACGACGAAGCTCCTACAAAAACAACCATGGGTTCTTTTCGGTCGGGGCGGGGGTCTCTAAGTGCTTGGGCATCAGAAACGGTTCTAAAGGGACCAAGTTGGGGGTGCTTGGGGTCCCATTCATCTTTCCCTACAAGAGCCCCGGTCCACTCTTTTCGCATGTCCCTGTAACGATACTCAAACCCGGACCGGTCTGAAATAGCTTTTGCGTTTTTGCCTGAAGCGTATTTTGACATAATTACCGTCCGTAATAACCGTAACCGGGGGAAATCTGCAAAGACGCACGGTCCCTGTCTTCATCCATTGCCCGTTGAAGCTGTTCTTCGTAAACCGCTTTTAAAAGTTGGACTCTGTCTGGAGCAAATTTCATAGAAAGATAATAAGCCAAGCCAGAGGAAACGCACGGATAAAACCGAAAAGGAACCTCTAAGGTGTCTCTTTGGGTGTCCGCGTCATCCAATCGGGTCAGGCGGTCAAAAACAAGAACGTAGGACGAGCTTGCTTCAGGGGCGGGCCACAATCTAACAACGGGGGAAATCTGTCGGTCCACATAGAACTGCACAGGTCGGCCCGTAGCGTTTTTGTTGTTCAGGCTTATGTACGCGTCTCTACCAATTCGGGAGATTGACAGGTCCGACTGGTTGCTGTCCCCTGCG